CTGAACGTTCCAAATGGTCCTCATCAACTGTGGCTGGCGAAACCACAGCCCATCTGCCGTTATCGGCTTGCCCGAATATTCTCATATTCGATTGGGCCGAGCGTGCATCCGGAAGGAGGCATTTGAGAAGGGCGCCATAGTCCTCAAGAGAATTCTTGGGGAGTCTGGCATACAACACATATCCCTTAACCAGGGGACTATGTGTGTTAACATCCAACGATTGGGTTTCATACCCAAGGAAGGAGTGTCTGCCCAACACAGGCGAAGTCGGTGAGACCACCGGATAATGCTTAAGCATCCCGGAAATCTTACCGTCAAGCCACTCACAGGTTTGCCAATAACCAGCATGATATAGCTGGTTACGAAGGCTCACAAGTGAGTTGACTGCCTGTACGTCCAGCCGTGAGGAAGGCCATGCTTGTCTGACTTTGACAATTGAAACGTCAAGGCCATCAAAGTACTCCTTCCCGCAAGACTCCCGGAACTTACCGTTCCAGAAGGACTTGCCACGATTCACTTGAGAACCAAAATTCTCAAGCGTCGTGATCACGGACGACACATATTCTACAGGGACGATGATATCGTCTCCGTAGACACGCACCTTCAGGGACAGAGATTCTATCTCTGCCCTTGTAAGGGGAGTCCTAGACTCTCTTGCTTTTTCAATCCCAAGAAAGACCAAGGTCAAAAAGACCATGGCCTCAATGGGAAAGCAGAGAGCCGAACCCATAGACGCGTATTTGGCCAGGCGTATTGTCTGACCATCTACGTCAGCTTTTCGGGACCGTGTTGCATCAATCGCCGCATTCAACCAGCGGTGATTGGCGAACATGGTCCTTACGAGCTGATTGGAGACGCGATCGGACGCTTCACTCAAGTCGAGTGTTGCAAGGGAACCATCACTGGAACCCTTTTGAGCCAAAAGCTGGTTAGGCTCTTGGTCCTCAAATCCGATCATACGATTCAAGGTCTTATCGACCTTGACGTAATCGTAGAACGCGCTACGGAGAGCCTGCTGTGCATATTGCATGCAAGTAGGTTCCATAGCGATTACTCTCGGCGTCTTCATCGTTTTAGGAACAAGAATAACCTTAACAGGTCGTTCTTCTCCAGGTTCGAGGATGTCTATCTCGTCTAATTGGTCGTAATAACGCCAATTAGGGAGTAGAAATTCCCCAGCGGGGAATATCGCCTCCAATCGAGCGGTCCATTCTCTCTGATCATACTTAGCGTTACCGCTAAGGCGATCAGCAGTAGAGCCCGGACCATGTTTGGGTACTAGTTCCAGATTGTAGACCTCTCGGTCTATTTTCGAGAACATGTTTCCAAACAGGAGTGAACTGACGCGTCGAAAGTCCTCGAAATCAATCGGGGCTAACTTCGCGTCGTTCAAACGGACATCCTTCTCACATTGGACATATCCGCGCAGGGCGGCTCTTTTCCGTTCCGGAGAACAGTCGAGAGCGATCTTACTGAACATCAACGAAAGTTGACGGACAGCGAGCATCGAATCCCAACACGGATCGTCCAATAGGACACCACTATAGCGGTCGAACACACGATCAAGGAAACCTCCGAGAAATCGGGGGAGACCTTCTTTCCACTGGAAACCAGTGAAAAGACGTCGATCGACAAAACCTTGGTCAAGACTTTTTTCGAAGTCTTTTCCAAAGTTTGCCAGGGAAATCGTCAAAAACGAGAACCCCTCATGTTCGAACCGCGCATGGACAGTTTTAATGTCCATGGTGGCGCTAGTGTGACATCTACTCGCACATTCAAGTGCGAGCCTTTGCCAGAGCAGCAATAGGCTTTTCATAAGCCCTCCTAATAGAGGTAGCTTAGTCCTAGCCTATGACTGTCGATCAGTTCGGCTAAAAAGAGTGCGCGATAAGTACCAAGTACCTATCGAGAACTCGAGCGAAACGGAGTGTTAAATCCGTATCGTCTAGCCAAATGACTAGGATCCCAAGCAAGAAACTCCAACCCGAAACGAGTACAAGAAGTACCGTTCCGAAAAAGAGCCTTGCGAGCCGATCCTCACTCCGATGATCACGTTCCTTTACGACTCACCGCCAAGCAACTTGGAGATGAGCGCATCGGAACTAGCGGTGAACGCGGCCTTAAAGCCTGTGTACACTGCCAGAGCCTCGGCATTCGTGTACCCGACGACAGGCACGTCGAAAACGATGTAATTTGACATCGAAACCTTCGTGTTCTGCGCCGGGATAAACGGATCCGAGGTGATCTTCGAATGGTCAACCCGAAGCACACGTCGCGTCCTCCGCCCGTAGGTGGAGTTTGCGGCGAGCTTAATCAGGCCATCCGCACTCGTGTATTCACTTCCGTTGGTACCCGTACTCGTACGGGGCAACGGCGTAGTGACTGCCGAGATAGTGATGGACTGAGGGTCTGAAAACGCCATAGGCGTGCTCCTTCTCTGTCTCCCTTTCAGGGGAGACCTGGTGTTTTAACAGCAGTTTATGACTGCCTAGAGACTCCGGGAAATTCCGAGAGCCCCCAGGATGGCCAGTTGGACGGTACTAAGTCCGTTCCAAGTAAGGCCGAAACCAAAGGGGTTAGCACGCTTTCTCATTTTGGTCTCAGTGACCAAAACGAGAGGCGCATCTGTCTTAGTAGGGGCAACGCCACTACTATAGACCAGACGGTAGCTATCTTTTACGATGGTATGTTCCATCATATAGCCATACCGCATAACCAGACCATCGGTTGCCCAGTCACTAAGGTTGGAGATAACATCTCCAGCATTAGAAAACCAGTCGACAGTCCAACTCCAGGGAGCGAGATTCCAGAGAGTATCTGGCGTCAGTGATATGCCAAGAAGTTTCTTGGCCTCCAGGGCGTGCCTTCCCAAAGCCGAACGAGCATCGCTGCCCGTCGGCATATGGTAAGTAAACGCTCCAGAGAACCACTGATTGCGCACCGTCTCACGGGTGCGAATCACGGTCCCTGCAGGTACTCCGGAATAGAAAGAAGACGCGTCAGGCTGCATTACTAGCCTGGCGTTAGTCTTCCAAACTGTTTCGGAGACGCTGCGTTGTACAGGGAAGCGGTAGGTACGCCGAACGACCTTCCCGTTATCACGCTCGTACTGAGACAGTACGTTATGTGCGTGCGTAACGGCGTAAGAGAAATTCCTTACGTCATTTACGAGAGGTCGCCAGCCAAACTGGACGTTGAGATACTCACCCGCGGCTTCTTGAGCCCGGCGAGTTCTCGCCTTCCAAGTACGGTGCCCCGCCAAGGCGGGGAGACCGTCCTTTAGAAGTTCGCCCAGAAAGACTGAGGCGTCTGCCACTGAGTTGGTCGGTTTACACCGTGCAATTGCCGTCGCACCTGCTTTGTTGAGAACCGAAGTGGAACTCTCCAAAGTAGGAGGATAGGACAATGTTACGGGGTCAACCGGGGCCGTGGGACCGTCGTAAACGTCGGTCACTACGGAGTACGGTGGGTTATTCCACTCGACGTGCAATTGCGTCCTACCAGGTTTCTGGTGGACGTACTGCCGTGTTGTGTAAAACTCACCGCCCACATCCCCCGGGTCGCCGGTACGGCGACTCTTAAAGGGATGTCCCTCCGACACAGTTGTCTGTGTCCCTTTTAGACTACCCCAAGACGCGCTACTACTCGATTTCACAACAAGGCCTCTATTAGGCCCTGCTATGTATCGTTCTGTAGTAGATACGGTACCCTTACCGAAATTTTCGGTAGTGGTCCGTGTACGTGTCTTTGGGGGAGACAAAAGGCTGTACAGCTCCTTTGGTATTGGGTTTCCTATCTTTTAAGATAGGGGTGTCATGCACTGCGTTGGGCACCCTCTCTCGAG